TCACGGTCGGCAGTGGCGCGGACTACATGGCCGCGACCATGTGGAACGAAATCATGAACCCCAACCAGACCTTCCGCGTTCGCGGTCGATTCCGCTAAGGAGCTTCCATGTCATCTGACCTGTACTCATCGGGCCTCGTCCGCTACCCGCAGACGGGCACGTTCACTGGTTCTGCCGCAAGCATCACCGGCCCCGTCGTGACCTCGACACCTGCAAACGCAACGCTCATCCAGATTGGCGGCGTGAAGCCCAAGATGTTCCGCTGCCGTGGCGTGCAGATCATGTTCGCCGCCAATGCCGACAATGCGACTGGCAACTTCGGCTTGTGGGCACGCCAAGCCATTATGTCGCCCGCCTCGAATGAGATTGCCAACGGCCCCGTCATCAGTCTGGGCACTGGCACGTTCACGGCTGGCAACATCGTGTCGCCCGCGAACTCAACTGACTTCTTTGCCGACACCATCACGTTCACGGCAAGTGCTTTTCTGACGAACCTGCTGACGACGCTGGGTGCAGCTTCGCCGCTGGTCCACTCGCCCGCTGACAACACGCCCGCCGTGCTTCGCATCGAAGACATTGGCAACTACGACCTGTACGTGGACGTGTGGCGGGCTGGCGCATCACCGGCTACCGACGTGGAAACCTACGTTGAGGTGAACACCTAATGGAAATGCTGGAAATGGTGCAGCGAGTGATGAATCTCGTGGACAACTCCACGGTGTCAGCACTCGACCCGGCAGGTGCCAACGGTGTGTCGCGTCAGGCAATCGCCCATCGCAACATCGAGACGCACGCATTCGACCTATTCAGCACGTACATCGGGATGAACACGTACTGGAAGGTGAAGCTCACACCTAACGCCAGCAACTTCGTGTTCGTGCCACTAAGCGCGTCCAATGAACCGCTCGTCACGCAGATTCTCCCCTACGGCAAAGACGCCCATCGCAACCTTGTGCAACTTGGCAACCGTCTGTACGACAAGGACAAGAACACCTACGAGTTTGACGGCGAGGTGGAAGTCATCTACACCACGCGGTTCACAGTCGAATGCCTGCCCATCCATCTCAAGTGGTGGTGCATTGGCGAGGCTGCCATGATGATGCTTGACCAGCGGCGTGACGCACAGCGTTGGCCGCGTGTCGTGCAGAAGCATCGGCAGTGGCGGGCACGCGCCCAACAGGTTGAGTCTGACATCAAGAAGTCCAACATGCTTGGCAGCAGCACGGCCCTGCAAGTGCTGGGTGAGCGTCGCAATTACAACTACACCATTCGGGAGCTTGGCGAGTGACCTGCAAGCACAACATCCCCGCGCAATTGCTCGAAGGCGCGCGGAGCGTGTCTGCACAAGGGTGTTGCCCGCCTGAAGACACCACTCCGCCTGACGAGGAGATTGTCAATCCGGGCGAGGAGATCAATCCGGGTGGCGACTTGCCCGGTGACGAAGACCCACCCATTCCTCAGCCTGACCCGCAACCCGACCCGCCTGCGCGTATTTACCGAAAGCGCGCTGTCGCACGTCGAAATCTCGCACAACGTTTCCCCACGCCAAGCAATCGGTGGCGTTGGGTGTCGTCCAGCATCGACGGCACACCGCCCACTTCGTCCGGCCCCATTGCAGCGGGCGGCACGTTCGATCCTGGTCCTCCCATCACCATCGAAGAACGATAACAGGAGCATCACATGGCAAGCGATTGGTCAGCGGTTATAACGACCGCTGCTGTCAACACGTCCGCAGTCAACAGCGGTGTCAAGGCAATGGCGGTCATCACGGCTGGTAGCAACCGTGAACTCTGCCTGCGCAACGTGGACATCACGCACTCGGCAGCGTCAACCGCTGAGATCAAGTGGCGCATCGCACGTCTGACCGGCACTGCTGGCAGCGGTGGTACGTCCATCACGGTCACACCCCGCAAGATCAACCCCAACGCACCCGAGACTGCCGACTTCACTATCACCGCCGTCACGGGCGCGTGGGGCACGAACCCCGTCGCGGCTGACGTGCTGATTGAGAAGCAGTACCCCACCAACTACCCCGAGGGTCAGCTGAACCTGTCGGCTGGCCTGAATGAACCCGGCATCATCATCGCGCCCGGCGCGTCGGTTGTGCTTGAGGCTGTCAGTGCCTCGACCGTGGCTGTCACGCCGTCCATCACGTTCCAGATCGCGCAGTAAGGACACCCCATGTCATCAAACCACTCCCGCATTGACGGCGTGAACTTGCTGCTCGCGGAAATTCTGATTCCGCGTGTGTCGGCACTCGACAGCAGCGGCTCATGGCCCAGCAAGACGTATGGCTCGTCACCGGAAGGGCAGGCTGAGTATTACCTAGACCTGTTCACCCGTCAGGTGTGTAATGAGGGTCTTGACACCCGCTGCGACCGCAACCAGTCGTTCAACACTGGCGGCGGCACGATTCACCTTGGCGGACGTGTGGTCAAGGTGGCTGGCAAGGCTGGCATCGAGAACCGTCAACTCAGCGTGCGTCCCATTGGCGGCAACATGCACCTGTACGACAACGAGGCTGGCAGCGATACCTTCGCCGCTGGCACGTATGTCGTGGACGTGTGGCGTGAGGCTCCGTTTGAAGAACTGAGCGGCAGTGAGCAAGCCCTTGTGTTGGCGTTTGCGGTTGACCGCTTCGTCCGCATCATGGCCCCTGACATTGCCCGCCAGCGTGACAACGACCGCATCCGCGCAGAGATGATGAACATGCCTGTCACGCCTCGCACGGCAGCCCGCGCGCGTCGTGAACCCATGATCCCGCAGCAACCCCAGCAATGAGCCAATTCCAACGCACGGGCCTGTCTGACGACAACAAGGCTGTACCGATTCCCAGCAGCATCCTGTATGCTGGCATCACGCAGCAGCCTGGCATGGCTCGCTTCCCCAACCAAGTGTCTGACGCTGCCAACGTGGACTTCTCTACGTTCGACGGCGCGACCAAGCGGGTGGGAAGCGAGCTTGACCGCGTGTTGTCCCTGACGGCTGGCGACCCTTACCGCCTGCACGCCATCGACCGCGACGACAACGAGCGGTACATCGCCCTCATTGGCAAGAACGGTGCGAACAACGCTATCCGCGTCTTCAAGCGTGGCAGCGGCACGGCTGGCACGGTGACGCTTGGCACGGGTGTGCAGACCTACCTCAACGCTGGCGGTGCTGGCGCAGAGGACATCAAGCTCGTCACTATCAACGACACCACGCTCGTTATCAACACCAAGGTGGCGACCGGCACGCTCAACTTCACCAACTACACACTGACGGCGACGTGGGATGACGCTGACGCGATGACCGCCCAGACCCCTGTGGTGAACACGTACCACCGCGCGAAGGCTGACGGCGTGGACTTCGTGAAGGGCTACTACCAGTACGTCAGCGATGATGGTCGCACGTACCCGACGTACTCGGCCCAGTTGTACGCCTACACCGATTGGTGGAAGCTCAACGGCGACTGGGACAGCAGCGGCAGTGACCCCAAGAGCTTCCGTATCGCGTTCCGTCGCTTGCCCCTGAGCCTCACGGGTGTGACCGCTGCCAACGTGAGCGGCGATACGTGGACGCTGACGAAGGTGGGTGGATTCACAGGTATCACGTTTGAGGCTGGCGAACACATCCGCATCACGGGCGGAACGGGTGTCACCTTTGGCGGCGGCGCGTCTACAGGCTTTGTGACGCTCGTGAGCCGTGACAGCAACGACCAAATCACCGTGGTCGATGCAACCACTGGCCCCACCTATCGCCCCGGCACTTCTTGCGCGCTTGCGGCCACGGGCGATGTGGTTATCAACGGTGCTGGCAAGGAATACGAAATCAGCGTGAGCTTTGCCGCGTTGATCGGCGGCTACGACAGCATGAGCGACATTGCCGCTCGCATCCAGCAGGAGTTCCGTTCGCTGGGCGAGAACGCTGTCCTTGTCGCATGGGTGCCCAGTCTCTACACCAACGGTGCGTTCCAGATTACAGGCCCGTGGAAGGGCAACGATGCCATCATCTACCCGCCCTTGCCCCCGACAGCGGCGGGCGTGGCTGGCAGTTCTGGCGACTTGACAGTGAACACCCGTCCGTTCTCTGCCAGCAGCAGTGATTACACCATCACGGCTGGCGGTGGCGGCAGCGGTGCGGTTCGGGTGGATGTGGTTGACCGCTGGCGTCGCGTCCCCGGCCCCGCAGAGCCTCGCTACACACTCGATCCTGCCACCATGCCCGTGGCGATGGTGCGGATCAATACCAGCCCGCTGACGTTCACTATCGACCAGATCGACTGGGATGACCGTCTGGCTGGCGACGAAGAAACCAACGACGTGCCCCAGCCCTTCAAGGACGGGGAGTTCATCGGTGACGCTGCCCTCTACAAGAACCGACTCGTGTTCGGCATGGGCCGGTGGGTGGTGGCGAGCGAAACCAGCAACCTGTTCAACTTCTACCGCGTGGCGGAAGACCAGACGGTTGACAGCGACCGCATCAGCATCGAACTTTCGGGCGACCAACTGCCCACGGTCTATTCGCTCTTTGCGTACCGTGAGAAGTTGTTAGTGCTTACTAGCCCAGAGCAGGTGTACGAGGTTGGCGGCGAGGCTTTCACGCCCAGTGCAGCCACCGTCACCCGTGGCCCCCGTGGTTCTGCCGTCAAGTGTGACCCCGTGGCAATGGACGAGCGTGTGTACTACGCCAACAACCGCCTTGCCGGTGCTGCTGCCAACGTGCGGCAGACCGCACAGGTTCGCGAGTACGTATACGACGACACGTTTGCGCAGTCTTACGCCGAAGACATCACCGCTCACGTCCCCAGCCTTGTCGAATCTGACATTATCCGCCTCGTTGCCATCCCTAGCGAGGGTTGGCTTGGCGTGTTTGTGCGTGATGCTTACCTGTGCTACGCCTATCGCTCTGGCTATCAAGGCACCGAGCGCATTCAGAGTGCGTGGACGAAGTACATCTTTAACCTCAACTACCGCATCTGCGATGCAGTCTCACTTCGCAACGAAGTTTGGATGCTGGTGGAGCGCGTCACTCGCAACCCCACGACGTTCGCTATCACCGCCACCAGCGGCCAGTATTTCCTTGAAGTGCTTCGCATCGAACCCGACGCGGTTGCCCAAGAGTTTGGGTCTGCCGCCGCCGCGTTGCCCGTGCGACTTGACCGCCGTGTGTCCCTGCTGGGTGTTCACTCCGCAGGCACGACGACGTGGACGCTCGGAGATCAGTATGGAACAACCTTCACGGACGCGACCATCAACTCCGTCATCCTGTCAACAGGCGCAGCTTTGGCCGTGACCAGCGGTGGTGGCGGCACGACTGTCAGTGCGGCCGGCAACTACTCGGCAAGTGCCCTGACGCTTGGCCGTTCGTACAACCTTGACATCACGCTGAGTGAGCCGTTCGTTCGCTACACGGGCGGGCTTGCGTCGCTGACTTCGCGGCCTGTCATCGCCAGCATGGGCATCCGTACCCGTCGCAACGGCGACTTCACTGTGCGTCGCAAGTACGTGAACCGCGAGTTGACGCAATCGTTTGCTGACCCGAGCGGGTATCTCGCAACAGAGCGGACGTGGCGCGTCTACCAGATCGGTCCCGCTGGCGACTGCAAGGTGTTCCTGAGCAGCGGTAGCGCGTACCCCGTCAGCATCCAGGCTGTTGAGTTCACGACCATGCCGAGCAGTATTCGCGGGAGTGCCACGCAATGAGCCAGTTCTCGACACTGAGCATCATGGCCGGGCAGTCAGCGGCATCGGCCAGCATGGGCTTTGGTGCGGCGGCTGCCGCACCTGCAAGCTTTGCCAGCACGCTTGGACCTATCGGTGCAGGTGTTGGTGCGGGCCTCGCCCTCATTGGTGCCGTTGGCACCAACCAAGCCCTACGTCGCACCGCCAACAACGCTGCCAACGCCGCTGGCATCGACTACCAGAACATCGTGGACGCTTCGACTGTCGAGCGTCTGCAAGCCACCAAACGCTTCCGTGCGATTGCTGGCGGCACGCTGGCATCCGCTGCCGAACGCGGCTTGCCGTCCAGTGGCAGTATTGACGACCTGCTCATCACCAACGCCGTCAACGCATCAACGGACCAGCAAATCATCAACATCAACGAACGCACGCGCTTGCGTCAGCGTCGTGCGCAGTTTGACCAGCAGATTGCACAACTCCGCAACCAGCAGCGGTTTGCCGCACTGGACGCCATCATGGGCGGGCTGCAAGGCTTCCAAGCCGGTAGTGCCCTTGGCACCGGCATTGACCAACTCTCACAATGAGCCAACTTCCCTCAGACCCGCGTGCGATGACAGCGGTGCGGCAAAACCGCGCCGCGTCACCCACGCCGGGCGACTTCCAAAACGCCATCGCCATTTCGACCACGCCCACGGTTGGTGCAGTCGATTCGGTGTCACCCGTGACGCAGAGCCTCGCACAGATCATCTCGGGTGCGGCTGGCATCGTCAGCGACCTTGGACGCGATGCGGAGTTGCGTCGCTTCCGTGAGGGTCAGCGGGCAAGGGAAATCGCGGCTTTCAATGAGCAGCAGCGGCAGGATTACGAGAAGGCGCAGAAGGATGCTCGCGAACTTGCCGAGAAGGAGTTTCTTGGTGCTGGCGAGCAGACACTTGCGGTGCAAGTGCAGTTGTTTCAAGAGCAGGCGGGTGCCGCCCAGCCAACGCAGCAGATGGCTGCCCTGCTGTCGGACGTACCCGACGCGCAACTTGAACAAGAACTTGTTCCCATCGTCAACGGCTACATCCCAGAGGGCGTGCCCGAGAATGTACGCTCGCAGCTTGTTCGCAAGTTTGTTCCGCAGTTTGCAACGGCGATTGCGCCCAAGCGGACGGAAGTTCGCAAGAACGACCAACTGCGAAGTGCGGATGAGATTGGTTTCTACAACACCAACCCCGACGTTTCGGCACAAGAAGCATTGCAATCAATCTCGCTGCTTCGCTCGAAGGGTCCGTTTGCTACGGACGCAGAGTTGTTCACGCGCGCTTACATCAATCCTGCCAAAGCTGCTGCTGAGGTTGGCGACGTTGCCCGTGTAACCGAGTTCTACCAGCAGGCACCAGCAGAGTACAAGGCAGACCTGCTGCCACTCATTGACCAAGCCCGCGCAAGCCAGCTTCGCATCAACAACGATCAAGTGCGGACCATCAAGGATGCTATTGCTCGCAGCAAGGTGCTGTTTGACGCAAGCGGCGAGCAGCAATTCTCACCGCGTTCGCAGTTAGCGTTCCTTGATACTGCCATTGTGCAGTACCCCAACCTTGCGGGCGAACTGTCTGAAACCCGCGAGTCCATCCGGTCACAGATTGAGCGTGACGCAGAGAAGTATCAGCGTGAGGCAACCAAGCGCAATGACGAACTGAGCATCGCCCAGCAGCGGGAGTTTGTGCAGCAGGCTGCCAACGACGCTGTGATTGTCGGCGACCGTGGTTTCTTCTCGCAGGACCAAGAGATTGTGCGTGAAAGCACGGGCGAAGTCTCGGAACGCTTGACGGGCAACGACCTGCTGCGCGACTCGATGCGCCGGTACTTTGCAACCGTTGACAGCAACGAGCAGTTTGATCCGCAGACGCGGACGCGGCTCAAGCTGGAACAGTCACGCAAACTCGCCTACGTCGATAACACATGGGCACAGGAACATTCGGCTGGCTTCCGTGCAATCTCGCAAGCGTCCGTGCAGAACGTCGGCGGTCAGTTCACGGTGCCCGAAGTCACCCGTAGTGCAGCCCGCTTGCACCTCGCAATGCGTGACACCTACCCCAACGCCATTCAGTTGAACGGTGATGAGCGGCTGTTCTACGACCGTGTGGTTGCCAACATGCTGAACCCCGCCGTGGGCGGTAGCGAGCAGGCTTTGGACGCGGCGATTGCCAAGGCTGCGACCGATTCGTTCAACCCGATTGACGCAACGCTGTCGGATCAGGTGAAGGAAATCGGCTTGCAGTTGGCACAGGAAGCGTCGATTCTCCCCAACATCTTGTTTTCGACTGTCAACGCGCTTCCGTTTGTTGAACTTTCGCCAACGTCTGCAATCAGCACAAATTTCAGCAACCAAGGCACGCTGACACAGGCGGCTGCGCGTCGTGTGGCAGAACTTCGCCTTGCCAACCACCCTGATCCAGAGCGGGAAGCAGAGCGTGACCTTCGTTCTCGCCTCCTAAACGTCAAGGGTTTTGGCTTCATTATGGAGCGGCCCATTCCACCTGTCGGCAATCGCGAGCCTGCCGAGTTGCTGGAAGAACAGATTGACTCTCTGGTTGAGCAGTACGCCAGCGTCAACCTGAATGAAAAGGGAAAGCCGCTGAAAGACACGGACGTGATGACCGTGCAAGACCCGGTGACGGGTTTCATCCGCTTCTTTGATCGTCGCACGAACTCTCTTGTGCGTACAGGCAGCGATGACACTGGCAACGACCGCTTTGTTGCGCCGCTGACGGTAGATGAACTCGTGCGACGTGCGACCAACAAGGACAGTCAGGCAATCGCCGCCAGCACCCGCTTGGCCGCGCAGCGCAAGTTGCAATCGCAGCAAGAAGAACAGTTGGCGAAGATGGCTGAAAAGGCGCGAGGCAACAGCGAGTCCAGCCGAGAGTTGTATTACCGCAGAGGCTACTAAAGAATGTCACAAGCAACCAGCCCGTTTGCAGCACCAATCCAGCCCGTGCTGCCCCTGCAATCCACGCCGGTTGCGGTGCCTACTGCTGGCTCTCAGCAAGAGGCACTTGCACAGCAAGCGAAAGTGACCGGCTTCAAGAACAGCGTCACCGGGCTATTCGATAGCAGCTTGTGGGCCGCAGCATACGACAATGACGTTGTTTCTTACGCTGTGCGGCAGGTTGCCCGATCTGGCTTTGACCCGCAGCCAGGCTTTTCGCTCACACCCGGACGACTCGCCGACCTGTCGAAAGACATTGACCCCGAGTACCACGCCATGTTTGGTGAGGCCGTCAGCGACATTCACGCGCAGGCTATTCGCAATCAGGGCTTGCAACTCACTGAGTCCAAGAGGAAGCTCATGCAGGCGGGCCACGCAGGTCTGTTTGCATCAATCACGGCAGCAATCGTCAACCCAACCAACCTTGCCAGCATGGGTGCTGGCTATGTAGTTGGTGCGGCAAGGGGCGGAGCAACGGCTACGCAAGCCACCCGCGCGTCACGCATCTACGAAGCTGCACGCATGGGCTTTGCCAACGCAGCCGTTTCCGCACCCGTCAATGCATACCGCGCGTCGCAGGACGCAAACTATCGCGGCGTTGACGCGGCCATTGACACCGCTACCGACGTTGCGTTTGGTGCTGTCGGCCCGTACATCGGTGAGTCGTCGGCGTTTACTCGCTTTGCTGTAGGCGGCAGCGTCGCTACTGGCGTTCCGTTCGTTGGCTACTCACTCACGCCCGAGCAGGAGATGCAAGAGTCCACTGCGATGCTGCTGCTGCAATTCGGCATCGGCGGTGGATTGAGTGCGGCATTCGGTCGCACTCGCGTAGATGACGGCTACGAATCGGCTGCTGGCAGCGTTGACCGCCGCACGACCGCAATGGCTGTAGACGAGGCTGGCGGCTTGTCCGACGCTGGGAAGGCTCACTTTGCCGACGTGTTTGGCCCTGAGCATGACGACAACCTCATGGCGAGCGTGGCAAGGGCGACGGGCCTTGACGATGATGAGGCCAACGCAGTAGTTGCAAAGATTGACACAGCCTACGAAGAACGGCCCGTCAAAACAGTCAGCGCGGTCGAATCCGCATCAGCTGCGGCAACCCCTGCGATAGATCCAGAAGTTCCGACATATAGGTTCGACTACAACACGTCGCCTGACTCGATACGTTCGCGTAACTTCTACCACGGCACGGGCACGGTCGGCCTTACGCCCGACACGGTTGACCCGACTATCACCAGCCATGAAGGTCTGTACGGCCCCGGCTTCTACCTGACTGACAACCCTTCGATTGCAGATGGGTACGCCAAAGCTCGTGGAAAGAACACGGGCAAGCAGCAGGTTTATGAGGCAAACATCGACAACGCAAACCTGCTTGACCTCGAAAGCAACACAGGTAAGCAGGTGTTTGATGCTGCCATGCAATCTTTTCAGCCGTACCAAGACCTGCGAGATTCGTTTGCCAAAGCAGCCAGCAACGCAGAATCACTGACTGGCGCGGAGGTGTATCGAATCCTTCGCCAAGAGGTGACATCGCACAGTCGTCAAAATGAGATTCCGACGAGCGAATATGTCGAAGACTTTTCGCTGTTGAATGAGTATCTGTACAGGCAGGGATTTGACGGCTTCACCCACGTAGGCGGCAAGAACACTGGCAACGACCCGCATCAGGTTGTCATTCTCTTTGACCCTGCCCGCAATCTGTTTGACAACCCGGACAACAAGCCGCCGATCCTGCGCGCACTCAATCCAACACGCCAGCAAACGGAAGCACAACGCCCTCGCCAAGTTGCAATGGGTGCAGCCGGTCAGTACGGCATCCGCTTGACTACGCCCGCCCCCGCGCCAGCACACGGCATCCTCGGCGGCTTTGACGCAAGCAGCATCGACGACCGCTCTGCATGGGGTGTGCTGAGCAAAGACCTTGGTGGCAAAGTCACCGTCAGCCCTAGCCGCTGGACGATGTTTGACCTGACCAGTCAGACACCTGTAGACGAACACCGCGTTCTCGCTAATGGCCTGATGACGCACACACTGCTTCGCCGTGGTGAAATCGCTGGCAGCAAGACGATGGCTCACATCTCGGGTGTTGAGCAGGTCGAACGCGCCATGCGTGAACGCTGGACCCCTATCCAGCAAGATGTTCGTGCGGCGTGGGCCGAGTTCTTGACCGACGCAAAGAAGAACGGCCAAGTCAACGTTGGCAGCCGCTTCATCAACCTGCGCGACGCGAACGGCAACATCAGCATCAAGAAAGCGATGGATGCTGACCCCGGCACATTCAGCTATACGGGCTTCCAGCAACAAGTGGGCCGCGAAGCCCGTCGAATCATCGAGGGCCTGCCTGCTACCAATCAGTACGCTCGCAAGGCTGCGATGCGGTACATCGACTTCGCCCGCGACATTGGCGAGTTTGCCAAGGCCCACGGCGTTCGTGGTGCAGAGAACCTAGACACCACCATGCCGTACATGCCGCGCGCGTGGTCGCGTGAAGCACTGGACAATGCGGCCCTTGAGCATGGTCAAGATGCTGTCGTTCGCACGCTGGCTGATGCGATTCTGCCCCGCCTAAACAACCAAGCATCAGCAGGTGTGCCGTTGCCGCCAGCCACGATGGACCAGTTGGCGATGGCGATGGGCAAGGCTGTGTACAACAACGCTGGCACGATGCGTTCGCCGCACGGTCTGATTCCTCTGACTCGCACGGACTTCGACCGCATTGTTCGTGACATTATTCCGAACATCAGCGACACGGACCTGAACACGCTTCGTGCCCAACTCACGCCGCCAGACGATAGCGACATTCTCTCGATGCTTCGCTCTCGCATCCCGATGGACGAGTTGTACGTGGCGAACATGCCCAACGGCAAGCAGCTTGCAATCGAAGACCTGCTTATCAGTGATGCACAGTCGCTCTATCACGGCTACGCCCGCAAGATGATGGGCGGCTCCATGATCGCCGAGCTTGAGCGTGTTATGCGTCACAAGTTCTCAGACGACGCAATTGACCTACAGAACCTCAACGAGTTTCGCGCGTTCATCCGCAAGGCTGCCGAGCGCGAAGGTGTCGAGAACGAGGGCAACCTCGCCCGTCTTGAAGCGGCATATCGCGCCGTCAGCGGCTTGCCCATGCAGGACGTAGACACGGCTGGCAAGGCGTTGTACCACTCGGCTGCACGCACAATCATGTCGCTCAACTTCATGCGGTCACTGTCGGGACTCGTGAGCGGTATCGCCAACATTGGCGACGTTGTGCGTGCGATTGCGACTCCCGAAGCTGGGCTTCGTGCGACGTTCAAAGCGTTCCCCGCAATGCGTGACCTTGTGGATGCAACCATCAAGGGTGAACCGCCCAAGGGCATCATCGCCGCCGCATATCGCGCAGGACTCGCTACGGGCCGCGTGACTGGTTCTTCGTCGCTGCGTGACCCCAACCTTGGCGAGATGCAAGGCACCTTGCAGAAGGTCGAGTACGCCGCACGCTTTGGCGCACGCGCCGGTGCGTACACGTCGTTGCAGCAGCCCGTTACTGACATGGGCGACGCAATCTTGTACGCGGGCTTTGTGCAACGCCTGCACGATGATGCCCCGTCGCTGTCTGAGAACCGCATCCTTGCACTAGGCATTGACCCCGGCGAGTACACGGAGATTGCCAACAAGATTCGCCAGCACGCCATCAAAGACCCTAGCGGCGTGGTCATTGACCCCAATGAAGGCAACTGGGGTGACCCGGCCCTTGCCACCAAGTTCCGTAACGCATCCAATCGCTTCGTCCGTCGCGCCACAAACCAAGGCGACAGCACGATGATGACGCGGTGGCTTGGCAACACCATCGAGGGCAAGATTCTCGGCCAGTTCCGTACCTACGCCTTCCGTGGCATGGAAACCCAGTTGTTGTTCAACCTGCAAATGGGTGACCCCGCTGGCTACATCAGCTTCCTGACTGGTTCTGCTAGCGCGACGATGATGTACGTCGCTGGTGTGTGGGTGAACAGCCTTGGCCGTCCCGATGCTGAGGAGTACCGGGCACGGATGCTCTCGGACCAGTCGATTGCAAAGGCCGCTGTCGGTCGCGCTGCGTGGGCTGGCTTGCTTCCGATGTTTGTCGATACTGCAATTGCGCTGGGTGATGGAACTCCTGTATTTGCACAGCAGCGCATTAGTGGACTTGGTACAGACAACGGCATCAGGGGCTTGTGGCTTGGTAACCCAACGTTTGATTGGGGCGACAACGTTCTTGGTTCATTTTCTATTCTTCGTGCGCCGTTTGATCCAGACTACAACTTTTCGCAACGCAACGCAAAGACGCTCCAGAACGCACTGTGGGTGCCGAACGCAGCCAACTTTCGCAACTTCCTGAACGCTGCACTGTCTGACCTGCCGGAGCGTTCCGAAAATGAGTGACCAAGCACCCCGCAACTACAACGGCACACAACTGCTCAACGGCTTCCACCGCGCGCTCATGGACATTCTTGAGAACGGGCGCGTCGTGCCTGACGGTCAAGGCGGAACAGTCAAGGTGACGGCTGACGCGAAGTACTTCGAGGTAATGGCCTCGCACCTCAAGAACAACGAAATCACGCTGGACGCGGGTAACACCATCCTCGCGCAACTTGCTAACGTGCAGAAGAAGGCTGGCGAACTGCCAGCAAGCAAGCCCGTCGAAGACGACGACATGGCTGGTCCGCTTATCGCCAAGATCAAAGATGCAATGGGACGTTGAGCAACTGTTGATGTCATCCTTCGTTGCGGCCTGATGTTCCGTGGTGGCGGCAAGTCAACCGGCATCACCATCGTCAACTCGCTGCATGAGGTCTTCCGCGACAACAACCGCAAGGCCCTCATCATCAGCCAGAGTGAGAAGGACGCAAAGAAGTCGGGACACGCCATTCGGTCGGCCCTTGACCGCTGCTCGTTCCTTCGTCACCTGCGCCCGCGCAAGGGCCAGCGTGACAACATGCTTTCGTTTGACGTGCATGGCTGCGACATCAACCGCCAGCCGTCGTTCGTCATTCTGGGCATCGGTGGTCAGCTTGAAGGTAACCGCGCCCACACCATCTACCCCGACGACATTGAAACCAAGGGGACGTGCGAGACTATCGAAGCGCGTGAGCGTCTGCGCAACCTGACGACCGAGTTCACCAACATCCTGTACGGCAACGAGGATGAAAACAAAGCGCGCCCGCGCGTGGACCCGCTCAAGATTCTGGCGAGTCAGACCCCAAAGCACGAGCAATCTCTTGTGCTTGAGTACCGCAAGCGTGGGTTTCAAATCATCGGCGTGCCCATCGCCTACCCCAACGACGATGAGCCAACGCTCAACCTCGCCCCGTTCCTGCGTGACAAGGTGGACCGTGGCGAAGCCAAGCCTGGCGAACCCGTGTGCCCTGAGCGATTCGGCCCGCAGCAGATCGCCGTAAAGCGTGCAGCCGGTCGGCGTAACTGGCTGCTCGAAATGATGATGGCCGTCCAGATTCAGGACATGGTGAAGTACCCGCTTCGCCTTGAAGACCTCATTATCTACGACGTGCCCCGCCCGCCTGCTGGGAAGTTGCTGCCTCTCACCCTGTCCTACGGCAAGAACAACCACAACGGAAGCACCAAGCTCGACATCGAGTGCATGGGCTTTGAAGGTGACGGGCTGTACGGGCCAGTCTACATCGACACGCAATGGGGGCCTGCGACGCGCCGCGTGGCTGCCCTTGACCCCGCAGGCCGTGGTACGGACAAGTCGGGTTTCTCCATCGGCTGCTCGGCTGGCGGCATGATCTTCGTCCAGAAATGCACGGGCCTTCCGGGTGGGTTTGACGAGGCTGCACTCGAACCTGTCGTGCTTGCGTGCCGTGAATACCACGTCCGCGAGTTGGTGTTTGAGACGAACATCGACATTGCAGGCACCTGCCAACAGACGCTCGAACGCATCATGCGCCGCTTGCGTCTGGAACCAGGCCAGCACGCTGACTACCCCGAGGGCTGGTCTTGCACGGTCACGCCCGTCCGCAACGTCACACGCAAGGAAGAACGCATCCTGAGCGTGCTTGAGCCGCTGCTTGGCGCGCACCGCGTGGTGTTTGACCGCGAGGCTATCAAGGTGACTGACTTTGACGATCCGCACAACAACATCCAGTTCCAGATTGTCAACCTCACCCGCGACCGCAACTGCCTTGGTGAAGACGGTGCAATCGACTCGCTTGCCATGATGTGCGAGGCGTTGTCGTCCGTGAACCGGCTTGAAACTGCACAGATGAAGCGCAAGACGCAGGACCGCGAGATGGAGCAACTGCGTCAGGATCGCGTGAAATATCAGGCTGAGTTGTGGGGAAAGAAGCAGAAACCGTTGACAACGGCACTGCGTAACTTCTAAACTTAGCAAACACTAACAAGGGAAGTGCATGGCCGCACGAACCGTCCGCGTCTTGGCCTATGGCTGCGAACACGCGCCTTTCACACCCGAGCGGCACATTCGCTGGCTGCTCGAACGCATCGCCGAGTGGAAACCCGACATTGTGGTTCACCTTGGCGACCGCTTCGAGGCTGTCGGCGGCACAGTCCATGACAGCAATGAGTTCGACCACGACCAGAGAGATGAGTACGAAGCTGCGGCTGCGACTAGTGAACGAGTACGCAAGGCGTGCCCAGACACCACGCAGTTCGTGTGGGTGCTTGGCAACCACGACGACAACCTTCAGCGACCAGACGCACGCCGCGTCCCCAAGCGATTGCGCAGCCTTGTGCATTGGAACAAGTCAGAGTGGGGGCACGAGTTCCTGCGCTGGCATCAAGTGCCCTATATCAAGTCGGCCCGTGGCACGTACAGCGTGGGGCAGGTTGTCTTCTCGCACGGCTACGACGCAGGGGTGAACAGCGGCGAGACCGAGGCCCTGCAAACAAACAACATGACAGGCGAGTTTGCACACCGCTTGTTTGTCCGCGCCCACACCCACCGTCCCGAGGCGGTCACGCGCTGTTTGCGTACACGCAAGATACCGCTCCCGTGGTGGTACGCGAACGTGGGCACCATCGGCCCGCTCAAGCCCGAGTGGGCTGCACGCATTGACACGAGCCAGTGGGCACCCGCCGTGCTGCTGGCAGAGACAAAGCACGAGCGACTGTCAAGGAATCACGGCAAGAACTGGTCAGCAGAAGTGAGGATGATGCCCGTATGACGACCCCCGTTCCCTACTTCCAAACCGACGACGTAACGCTCTACTGCGGTGACTGCCTCGAAATCCTGCCGCACATTGGCAAGGTGGACGCGGTGGTGACGGACCCGCCGTATGGCATCAATTACGAGGCATCAAGGTATCAAAACGCGCGGTTTAGTGGTGTCATTGCCGGGGATTCCAAAGAGTTCGATCCAACGCCGTTGCTGTCACTGTCGAAGGAAACGGTCATATGGGGCGGCAACAACTTTGCTCACCGCCTCCCCGCTGGCGGGTGGTTGTGCTGGGACAAGCGAACAAACGAGCGAGCAGATCGGATTCTGGGAAGCCCGTTTGAGTTGGCATGGACCAGCAAACGCACGAGGTACAAGATCAAGCGTCTAATGCATGGCGGCGCAGTCAACGCCGATGGTCGAGGCATCAAGCGTGTTCACCCGACGCAAAAGCCAATTGCGCTGATGGAGTGGTGCATATCGCTGGTAAAAGGCGAAACCATCCTCGACCCATTCATGGGCAGCGGAACCACGGGCGTCGCCTGCGTGAAGACTGGCCGCAAGTTCATCGGCATCGAACTGGACCCCGCGTACTGCGAGATTGCGAAGCAGCGGATTGAGAAGGCGTTGGCGGACAGGAAGCAGGCAGTGGCGTAGCAAGGGGGTGACGCATGGCGTGGCCGTCCATCGAACCCATGTTCCCTGACGACCTCTGCTCACCCGACTTTGACGACCTCGTGGCAGACAACCCCTACATCAGCCCGAATTGAGGTGCGCGTGACGTTGTACATGCACTCGACCACCAAGAACGCCATCAAGAACGCCATCTACGCCTGCGAGGGCAAGTACAGCCTGTACTACGCCTTTCACGCGCTGGACAACGAAGATGACATGTGGCTCATCCGCATCCGCGTCAGCGATGCCACCCACACCCTGACCACGCCAGACCTCGTGATTCAGCAGTCAAGCATGACGCGCGACGGCGTGCTGGCACTCATGGAAGTCATCACGCAGGACTTCTGGCGGGCGAAGGACAAGCATTAGCCGTCCAGCATCTTCCGCACGAGTGCAACCCGCTCTGCCACCTTCTCTGCACTCAACACCACCACACGCCCCTTCGCATACCGCGCCTTCACAATCTTCCGCAGCGCACTCTCACACCCCTCACGCCCGCCCCTCCCGCGTGCGTACAGACGTTTCTGGTCATACACCCGCCAGAACCCCGTCTTGTACACCACGCCCGTCAGACGCCCCCAGAAGCCAACAGCGTCGATGTACGGGTCAGTCGCGGGGTGCCAGGTGAAGTCAGTTGCCATCGTCGCGATTGATGTTCTCCAACACGCAGTAGTCGTCACCACGCGCACACATGCTGTACACCAGAACTGCCATGCAGTACGGAACCTTCACCACCTCGTCCGGCTGCCCCGCCCGCCTGAT